CACCCATATTTACACGTACTGACACCATCTTTCCCTACACGACGCTCTTCCGATCTCCTGCCCACGGCTCTACTACTACCACATCATCGAAGGTTGGGAGCCGAAGGAAGAATCAATCCACCTGCGTTTTGGGCAGGAGTATCACGCTGCGATTCAAGACTTCGAGATTGCGAAGGCTCAAGATATTCCATTTGAGGATGCGGTGCGAATCGTTGTGGCGCAACTGCTAGGACGTATTCATGACTGGGACCCTGACCCGACGACAAAGGCTTATGAGAATAAAAACAAGGATTCGCTTCTACACCTGTGCATTGCTTATATGGACCATTATCGAGATGATCCTTGCGAAACTTTGATCCTTGAGAATGGAAAGCCTGCAGTGGAAATGAGCTTTCGGTTCGAGTTGGATTTTGGCCCGCAAGCAGGACTTAGACCAAACAATGAGTTCACTGGACCGGCCAATCCAGCAATCAGTCAGCCCTACCTCCTCTGCGGCCATCTCGATCGAGTCGTTACCTACGCTGAGTCCAACTTCGTTCTTGATCACAAAACCACCAGCGCGACCCCAACCGATTACTACTTCAACCAGTTCACCCCCAATAACCAAATGACTCTCTATAGCTTCGCCGGGAAGGTTATCCTTGAAGTTCCTATCGCTGGGGTGATCGTCGAGGCTGCACAGGTGGCTAAAGAGAAGCCGATGAAATTCGAGCGTCGGCCGACCTATCGCAACGATGAGGTGATAGATGAATGGCTTGACGATCTCGAATACCATCTTGCCAACGCGGAAGCCTTCGCCGAAGCGGGCCACTGGCCAATGAATGATACCGCTTGCGACAAGTTCGGCGGGTGTCGGTTTCGAGAGGTTTGCTCAAAGGCTCCTGCGGTGCGAGAGAGGTTTCTGAGGGCTGATTTTGTTCAACTTCCGCCAGAGAGCCGCTGGAACCCGCTCAGGAGTCGTTGATATGAAACCATCCATACGGAAAGAAAACTAATTTTGAAAGATTTGCAACAAAGGAAGAAGCGGCCAAAGCCTACAAGCAAGCAGCCATTAAATATCACGGGGAATTTGCTTACCATGACTGAAAATAAACTCCGTGCGGTTCTTCCTCTCCTCAAAGGCCGAGTAGTCGAGGTTAATAACGCTGATTTTAGGATAGCAGTCGGCGGGTCAACCACGATCACGGTTCGGCCAACAGACATGAGCCTCTACGACATTCGCGAAGGAGATTTGCTAACGCTCTACACCGAAGTGCCTTTCAAACCACCACAAGGATAGGCCATGCCTTCTTTAGATAAACACCAATCTAGCGAATACACCAAATTCCTGCTCCTTGGCGATGCAAAGACTTGGAAGACGACTTCGCTTGAATCGCTCGTCGCAGATGGTTGGAAGCTGCGGATACTCGACTTCGACAACCTTCTCGACGGGCTCAAGGATAAAGTCATGAGGGATTGTCCTGATAAGGCAATCAACGTCGAATTTCGTACCCTTCGTGACAAGTACAAGACTGGTCCGTTTGGGCCGATGTTGGATGGCCCAGCAACTGCTTTCGTTAACGGCATGAAGATGCTGGACCGATGGAAATACGACGATACAGACCTTGGCGTTCCAAAGGATTGGGGACCGGATACGATCTTGGTTATCGATTCGCTATCGCGCCTTTGCGACGCGGCTTACGACTACAATCTCTCCATCGCCAAGCCAGGTAAGTCTGGTGATTACGATGGCCGAGCGGTATACGGTGCTGCGCAGGATGCGGTTGAGATGGTCCTTGCAAATCTTACTTCAGCCGCGTTCAAGACCAATGTGATCGTCATCTGCCATGGGCTATACATGGACCTGCCAGATGGGACTAAGAAGATTTTCCCTCAAGGTGTAGGTCAGAAGCTCTCGCCAAAGATACCGCAATATTTCCCAGTCTATGTTCGATACAAATTCGTCGGAACGAAGCCAGTTTGTCAGATCGAGAGCGATTCGATGATTAGCTTGGCAATGCCAAAGCTTGGGGCGTTCGAAGGGAAATCGCTCCCGGTCGAGATTGCTCTCGCAACGATCTTCAAGACCCTGCGCGGGGAGGCCGCAGTCGTGCAGGCAAGGCCAAAGGCGGTGACCCTCCAACGTCGTGTCTAGGCGCGGTCGTGATTACTTCCACCCGAAACCTTCCACAACCAAATGGAGAATGCCAAAGCTGAAAATCCCAATGCAACTGAATCTCTTTTATCCAAAGGAAAACCCAATGGCACTGAACTTTGCTGATATCCTAGACCAACCTGCGACCGATGTGAAACCGCCTCCGCTGCTGCCTGTTGGTACCTACCATACTGTGGTTCAAGGCCTTCCTGAAGCCGGCCAGTCCTCGAAGAAACAGACCAACTTCTTCAAGTTCACGCACCGGATCATTGCGCCCCTTGAAGACGTGGATCAGGACCAGCTGAACGAAAGCTTTCCCGACGGTATTGCCGGGAAGACCGTTGCGAACACGCTCTACCTAACCGAAGCCTCACTGTTTATGCTCACGGATTTCCTCAAGAACTGTGGCATCGATCTCGAAGGGAAATCGGTTCGCGCAGCGGTGGATGAAGTCCCCAATGCTGAGGTTGGGATCGTGATCAAACACGAACCCAGCGACGATGGCCAACGGATTTTTGCAAAGGTCGCAAGGACTGTGGCCCTCGGCGAATAACCTCCCGCAAACTGGCTGGGGCGCAAATGCCCCAGCAATCTTTGGAGCAAGCAATGAGCCGTATATACATAGCTTCAAGTTGGCGCAATAAATTTCAGCCAATGTTAATTCATCACCTACAAGAAGCAGGGCACAAATGCTACGACTTTCGCAACCCACCAAACAAAGCAGGATTCAAATGGAAGGATATTGAAGAAGATTGGCAGAATTGGACCATGGAGCACTATCGAGAGATTTTGACTTCACACCCGGACGCAGCTTCTGGTTATACCGCTGATTATCGTGCAATGCAATGGGCCGATACCTGTGTTCTAGTTTTACCTTCTGGTCGATCCTCGCACCTTGAAGCCGGCTACTTCAATGGTGCTAATAAACAGCTAATTGTATTCATCCCAGAGCCAATCGAACCAGACCTGATGTATCTAATGGCCCAGCACATCTGTCTTACTATGGCCGAAGTGATCAACGTCCTCAAATAAATCAATGGAGCAAGCAATGAACACTAGCATCAAACCTCTCGATATCGAACAATTCATCCCAAAGCGAGATTCGCTTCTTATCGAGCGTGAGAAGACCCACGGAGACTTTCGCATCACCGCGAGCCTTTCGCAGCAGATGAAGAACGTCTTCACGAGTATGGAGAGCTATAACAAGCTCTCCTATGTCCAACGCGAATGCCTTGATATGATCGCAACGAAGATTGCGCGGATCATATCTGGCGACCCGAACCATGAAGAGCATTGGGTTGATATTGCTGGGTATGCGAAGCTGGCGAATGAGAATGTGCAACCGGAGCCGGGTAGCGTCACGAGGGTAAAGCGGTGATTGATTGGTATTACATGGTAAAGAGCACATTACAGAAAGGGTTAGAAATATCAAAGGACAAGTACTATGAAACCCACCTTCTTAGTTGGGGAAGCCCAAGGCGAGAATGAGGCAAAGATAGGCAAATCATTTGTCGGCGCTTCCGGCGCAGAACTTCTCCGAATGCTAAATGACGCAGGGGTGATTCATTTCACCTCTGCTGACCGAGACTACATGTCTTCATATTATCGCACCTTCGACCCTTGGTGCCTCGACGCGATCTGGGAACTGCATCCTGAAGTCTTCCGCACCAATGTCTTCCAACAGCATCCTCCTGCCAATCGACTTGAACACTTCTGTGGCCCAAAGGCCTCCGGTATCCCCTACTTCCCATCCCTCCTAAAATCCGCCTACGTGCGAAAGGAACTCGCATATGAACTCGACCGCCTTGGCGACGAAATCCTTCGATACGATCCTAATCTTATCGTTTGTCTTGGCAATTCTGCTCTTTGGGCCCTCGCTGGTCGTACCGGCGTTACTAAGCTGCGCGGTACGACCCTCGTCTCTACTCATACCATTAGCGGCTACAAGCTTTTATGTACTTATCATCCTGCTGCTGTGACCCGGCAATGGGAACTTCGTCCGACAGCCATCGCCGACCTAACCAAGATCAACCGCGAAAAGGACTTCCCCGATGTACGAAGACCTCCTTGTGAAATCTGGACCGAGCCCGAACCCGAAGATATCCGA